TAAAATGGGTTTAGGTTCAGAATTTGGAGATGTATTAGATGCTTTAAGGAAAAACATAGCAGATAGTTTAGCAGAACTAGAAGCGTTAGGAAGAGGCGGAGGAGATGTAGCAGCAGCTAGAGCAGCGGAAGAATTGGCACCCGAAGAAATAGCAGCTAGACAATTAGACCTAGCAGATTTCTTACGAAGAATTAGAGGAAAGAGAGCTTTAGCCGAAGAAATAGCACCTATAGCAGATGAAGAAAGAGCATTAAGAGAAGCAGAAATAGCAGATGAAGAAAGAGCGCTAAGAGAAAGAGTAGGAAGATTGAGTGGCTTGAAAAAGCAGCGTTAGCAGGTTTAGGAAATTGGAGGCGCCGCATTAGGTGGATTAGCATTATACAGGTTACTTGAATAGAAATCAGCCCGGTTCTCCCTACAATTTCCCAAATCCAAGCTCTCCAACTAACTTACCCCCTCCTTCCAGCCCCTACAACCTTCCTCCAACTAACTTACCAAACTCTCCCGGCGCTCTTGGCGCTGTCCCCGGAATCCCCTCTAGTCCTAGTAGCCCAAGCTCTCCAGCGGGCGTAGTAGCAGGCAGCCCAATGGCTATGGCAGGCGTAGTACCAAGCCCAAGCAGCCCTAGCTCACCAAGCTCACCAAGTAGTCCATCTTCTGGAAGTCTTGAGGCTGACCTAAACAAAAAGGTATTTGGTGTACCAGTGTGGGTTTGGATAGTTATAGCGCTAGTGATCATAGCTTTAGTCATATATTATATCTATCATAAGAAGAAGCACAAGCACGGGTGAGATAGATGGCATTAGGAGATGCATTAGGAGACATTGCTGATGAGATACGAAGTTATTTATCCGATTTATATGGAGGATTAAGAAGAGTATATAGCACTACGCCGGGTAAAATTCTAGCAATAGGAGGAGCTGCAGGGTTAGGCGCTGGATTGCTAGGTGCAGGAATTGGCGCCGGAATACACGGTTTCGAGATAGGAGAATATGGAGGGAATCCGTTAAATCCTTTTGAGTACTTTTCGTACGTGCCATATTCTCCTTACGCCCCACCGAATGAAAGAGAACCCCCTCAGAAATTTATAGAAACTACGAGTCTTGGCGCTTTCTTTAATCCGTTAGTAATTACGATAATCATCATCTTGATCATAGTGATAGTGTTTCTAATAGCTACGCGGAAGTAGGGGGGATGTAAATGAACATTGAAGAAATTCAGTATGAGGTAGGACAGGAGGATCAGATACCTCCCGCTCAAACTAAAACAGTAGTAGTTCAGCAGAATCCCAAGTTATTCGGGATTTCAGTGTGGATATGGATTATCATTATATTAGTGCTAATTCTGTTAGTTTTGATAATAAAATGAGGTGAAACGGTGAGAAGATCAAAGAGGTGGATTCAGAAGGCGATTAAACATTACGGAGCTTTGAAAAAATGGTTGAAGAAAGAACATCCTGAATTGTTGAAAGGAAACGGCGAAATAGCGTTTACAAAACTTAGAGAATTTTATGAGAAACATAAGGATGAACTTACAGATCACCGTAAGCGTCAAATTAACTTAGCATTTACATTACATAAAATGGCAATGAGAAGGAGGAAGAAGAAAAGTTAAGCGGTGGTATAGTGCAATTCTTAGACCCTGACTTGAACACTGTCCTTATCACAATCGTAACTGGAATTGTTCTCTACGAATATCATTTTATTCGAAAATATGAGGAAAAGCTAAACAGGTTAGAGGAGAGAACAAGATGGATGGAATACATAATAAAAGAGAAAGAATTAAAGAAATGATAAGGCATTGGCTCAACTTTCTTTTTTTCCCATTTGCTGTCGGGGATTTAGTCTTTGACTTCCTCAAATTCGCCGAAGATAAAATTAGACGTAAGAGTGCAAGATGATACAATTATTTTTTATATTTCTTCTCCTTCTCTTTATTGCAAATTAATAATAGCAGAAGATAACGATACTATTTATATTCTCGATTCTGAGATGAATACTTTGAATGAATTGAATGTGGAAGATTTAGGAAAACTTACTCTTTCTGATTTTGTTTATAATAATTGTTTATATTCTCTTTTTAGAGAATTTCTCAAACTCTTAGTTAGAGTCTAATGCAGAAAAATTTTTAAACTCTTAGTTAGAGTCTATTTTTGAGGAAAAAAATATGCCCGGGCATGTAGTAGATTTGAGTCAAATTCCAAAATGGCAAAAGGAATTAGTTTTTAATACACTTAAGTTGAATCAGTTAAATAAGACGGGTAGAAGAGGTAGACCTAGCTTCTTCAAATTCGAAGAGGGATATGTTGTTTTGTACATGATGAAGTATATATGGGGTATGAGCGTAAGCAAGATACACGAATACTTGAACGAACAAGCTAAAGAATTAGGATTTAGTAAGGAGGGGGAAGAATATGTTTCACGTGATTCAATTGAAAGAAGATTTGAAGAATTAGAAAAGCAGATAGACAGTATAAGGGAAAAATGGGAGCAGATTGCAAAGCAGCATGAAGAAGATGAAACTAGGGCTAGGCTGGTTGTAAATAGATCGGTGTGGAATGAGTTATATGAATATATGTCAAACGTGAAACAGGGTAAAGAGAAGTTTGATACGGAAAAAGTTGAGAAGTTAATCGAAAGGATTAGCGAATTTAATGGAATAAAGAGGCAGTTCAGAAGATGGGTTAAAACGGTCATTGGGGCTGCAGGAAAAGGTGAGTCAATAAGCACATCTCAGTTACAAATTAGAATAAAGAACTGGGAGACTCTTTATGAATTTATGTTAAAACAGAGGAAGAAGGCAAACCCGGAGCAATGGAGTAAAGAAGACTTTGACGCGTTAATATTGTACATTAAAACAGTATTGGGCTATGATGAATCTACATATCGTCATTTCGCTACTCACATTAAAGATTTTCCGATAAATCAAGATCTGGTAAACGAATTAAAAGGATTCCATGCAGGGAAGAAGCATCCCGGCAGAAAAAAGACAAATCTGCATTATTTATATCCCGAAGAATATATAAAAGTCAGCGAGTTCTGTAATAGATTCAAAGGAGGAAAAAAAGAGAGATGTAAACGTTTCGAATTAACTCTACAGCTGCATTTAACGACAATGAGCAGGGAAGGGAATCATAAAGACATTGAAAAGTACGGTGTAGATAGTAGTCTTTTCGGTCTGAAATGGCAAAACATTGATGTTGTAAAGAGAACGATTGATGTCTATGAGTCAAAGACGGGAAAGACATGGTACGGCATAAACTTAGATCTTCTATTCCCCGACTTATTGGACAATCTATTACGATTAAGGAAGGATAGCGATATATACATTGTGAAAGATACGCTAGGACTCACATATGAGAGTTACAAAGCATGGTTAAAACAGTTCAGCAAATTCTTAGGGAAAGTAGATGAAAGAGGGAGAGGAACATTAACCCCCCATGATATTCGTAGATCTGCCGCTTACTGGCGTATAAATTATCTCGGGTTGCCTCTTGAATCGATAAGCGGATTCGCCGGAGGTGAAAGATATTATAGTCCCTTTGGAGTAGCATGGGAAGACCCGAACACACTCATTTCTTATTACGCGTCACTCGAAATGAGGCTACAAAAGCTCTTAGTTCAATTCAAGTCTTTAGCTCAAGAATTAGTTCAGAACCCCGAAAAGGTCAAGCAAAAAGCGTTAAACGCTCTAAGTTAGAGTTTTTCTCTTCAAAAATTTTTATACTTCTATTTTCTATTTAAGTTATGGACGCAGTAATAGCGGCATTGGCAATGGCGCTTTTTCCTATCGCCTATCTGATTATATCTTCTAAAAATAAGAAGAGGAGGAGAAGGTAATATCTATTATAGAAATCTTTTTTAGACTCTAAGACAAAGTATTTTTTGATGCTAGCAGAAATAGCATTAGAGGGATTTTTAGCAGCTATAGGCGCTATCTCAGCAGTTTTCATTATCGCCGAAGCAGCTCATCTCTATAACGAGAAGATCAGAAATCAGTCATTCCAAAATGCTATAGACGCGATGGCGAAATCAACAGTTGTGGCTACAGAAAGTATTAAGGACACGACAGTTACTGGGATTAATGCATTAGTGAATATGGACACTCTCAGAGACGTAAACGATTTGGCAAAGTCGAAATCTCAAAATCAGCCCGCTCAAAAGTAATATCTTTTTTTTCTTGGCTCGAAGTAATATCTTCTTTTTTGGTATTTCTCTTTTATATACTCTTTCTCTAACTCTAAGTTAGAGGTAATATGAAAATAAAAATACTTAAATCAGATTCGGGATATGGATAGAAATGTCAGATGAGGAACTTTTAAGTTTGTTCAATAAATTCTTAGAAAGTGTAAATAAGTATAGTGAAGAGGAAGCGAAAAAAATGAACGAAAATATGCAAGATATTTTAGGACAAATTCTAGGGTTGGGATAAATGACAATGAGAATAATTACATTTAAGATAGAAGAAGAACTATTAGAACTATTAGAAAGATATGCGTTACGATATAAATTAAATAGATCAGAGGCAATTAGGAAAGCAATCGAGATGTTAGTAAAAGAAGAATTAGAAAAAGAGACTGTTCCGGTAGCTAAAGTAGAAAAGATAATGAGATTGTGAGCTAAAATGAGAACGCTTTTTTTTATACCTTCGATGGGGAGTGTGAGGCTCCCCCTTATTGATTTTCTTGTCAAAAATGATATAGAATACGTGATTCTGTCACGTAGAAATCATGTAGCAGTTCAGAGGGAAATAGCGTTAGACATGTTCTTAGAAATGAAAGATTATGACACGTTAGCATTTTTAGATGAGGATGTAGTACCGATAGAGATAGATTTTCAAAAAGTAGAGGCTAAATTTAATGAGGGGTATGATGTTGTTTGTGGCTATTATTATTTAAAGACGCTTAGAGGCTACTCTGTTTATAGGAAGGATTGGGAGAAGGAAATATTTGATGGGGAAGTAAACGGATGTGGTCTAGGTTTCACATTTATTAAAAGAGAATTTCTTGAGAAGATAAAGAGACCAGCATTCCTAGCGTTCAAGCCTATAGAATCCCCGCATTGGATAGGCGAAGATGTCTACTTTTTCTCAACGCACAAGCCGCGGACTTACGCTTTAAGCAGTCTGAAAGCATATCATTTTATTGATGAGAGATTAGCACTTTCTCCAGATAGAAAATTAATTTTGCAAAACGATCACGTAGCTAGAATAAAGTAATACTCATGATAATTTTTTTACTCTAAGTTCGAGTTATTATTGATGGGAGAAGTTTTTAAAGAAGTAAAAGAGAAGTTTGAGAGATACAAGTTTGACGTAGTTTATGTAGATAGAGAATATCCAGTTTCTTCTAATAATTTAAACGTTTTTTTTGAAATAGGAGAAAGAAATTCGTTTTCAGGATTGCTTATAAACGAAGGACAAGCAGTGATAGATGTACTTTTGCTAAAGAAAAGCCACGAAGGACTAAGTCCAATACCGGGCGAAGGAACGGGAATACAATTAAGCGCCGGACAGATTTTGAAGTTCTATAACGTACCAATTGCTGAGATTATTGTCGAATATGACCCTTCTAACGTTTCAGGAGTAAGTAGCAATGTAAAGCTGAAAGGGACAATACATCCCTTATTCGAGGTACCATCTCAAATCAGTATCGAAAACTTTCAGCCTACTGAAAACTATCTGATTTACAGCGGTTTTGGAACTTCATTACCACAAACATATACAATTCCAGCCAATGGCTATTTAATAATAAGCATAACGAACACATCAACAGGCAATATAGGTCAAATAACACTGACAATCGGCAGTACAACAATGACTTTTAACCTACAGACAGGAGAGAATAAAATTCCAGTTATCGCGGGAACACAAATAACGAATCTGACTTTAACAAGCTCGTCAGCAATATTAATATATGAAGAGGTGATATAATGAGTGTTACTACATTGGGACAAAGTTTTCCAGCTAATGCAAAAGTGAAATATTACTACAAACTTTCAGAGAAGCAAGATTTAGACGCGTTTGTAAACAGTATATTTGTAGGGAGCTATAAATTAAAACAAATATCGTATTTATTGTATGGGAACACAAAAATAGTCTCAGCTCCAGTCGTGCCTTTGGGGCCAAACGCATCAATTATTATAGACGACGAGCTTCAAGAAGGACTATATTTAATTCGTATAAAAGTATATAATACAAATTCATTTTCTGTCACAGTAACACCATTTTTCAATAATAATAATACAATGACATATTCTATTGGAGCAAATTCAGAGTTCGAGATTTATGATATATTTACAAAAGAACAAGGAAATATCTATTACATTCAGCTTCCTCCCGGTTTAGCAATACTAGAATTCTCGTTAGAGAGAGTTTTCGAAAAAGGAAATAGAATTAATATTCCAAAAATTATTCATACAAGCGGAAATGGATATATAAGTTTTCGATTGAGGAAGGGAACTTATGCAATAAAAATGCCTTACAGTTATAATAATACTACTTCAACTACTTTTACAAATTTTCAATTCGGGACTATATCAACTTCTGTAGCTACCATCCCATTGGTAATAAGTTCGATACCAGCTAATGGAAGCGGTTCAGGAACTTTCTTAGTTTATTTAAAGATTACGGGCGATTATGAAGATGTAAAGTTTAGTGTGACATACGGTGGTGGTTTAGGCGTTCCTTTTACATTTGGACTGGAAGTAGAAGAAATAAATGAGTTAGTGGAAAATACTAATTTCGTAACTCAAAGCGTAACTCTCAGTGGTTCTCAAGTAACTCAAAGCATACTAAACGTTCAGGGTTCTGGATCACATCTGAGATTGAAATATGCTAGCGTGAGCGGGCTAACCACTGCCGTAACTCAGTGTCAGCTTCAAGCTACAAATCTAAATAGAAGCACAACATATTCAACAGTATGGGACTTCATAGCAGGGGGAAGTAGTACGCCGCCTAGTTGGGACATAAGAGAAATAAATAGTATTCAGCTGGTAGCAAATGGTGGTTCATCAACATCAAGTGTTACAATTACATTAATATTAGTTTACGAACAAATAGCGGGAGAACTAAGCTAATTTCCCCCCGTACCCCCCGGCGGGGAATCTTTTTCTTTTATCTTTCTTTAATTAGTAAATTGATTATTGCGGATTTAAAAAATACTGTCTTCTTTTGTTTTCTCGATTTTTGCCTAAAACTATCTCACCTAGGTGAATTAGGAATACGTAATTTAAGGGGATTTTTGCCATAAATTTTTAGGGCAAAAAGGGGGGCAAAAATCTGGATTCGAGTCTAAGTTAAAACGTGGAAGGTTTCTGAAGTTTCATTCTTCCATGAAATCTTTCAATTATTGTTGGATTGCGGTGAAAACACTGAAATATATTCAAAATGGGGGTATATCAGCCAGCCGAAACCAGCCGTCTAGTATTGGAAAATAGTTTCAATTTATCTTGTGATTGGGGGAGGGGTTGACTGAAAGTATTCACGTTTATTTTACAATTCAGCAGGAGATAGAAAAATTCAAAAAGTATATGGAAAGGGCTGAGGCTTTTTCTAGGATGTAACACAATAAATTGAAAAGTCACGTAAAAGCACGTCATTTACGTGTTACAAATCGATTTTTTGCCAAGGGTCTTGTGTTACATTCATGTTACACGGTAAAAATTGTAAACGACCACAAAAATGTAACACAATACAGCTACAAAAATGTGGCATAACATTTTTAACATCAGACTCTAAGTTAGAGTATATGAGGATAAATGTATATCTAAATAAGAAAGAAGAAGAGAAATTAAACAAGATTTGCAAAAATTTTAAATCAAAAAGCGAATGCATAAAGAAGATAATTGAAGAATATGAGAATTGTGTAACACTTGATGAATTAATACTAACACTTTCTTCATTAGAAGAAAAGATAGACTATATTAAGCAAAGAATAGACGGGCAAAAACATTTAAATAGAGTCTAAGTTAGAGTTTTAAATAGAGGGGATAAAATGGGTAAGGTATTCCTCACGAACGCATTCTCCATAAATATGTTAAAAGAATTCCCTACGACAATTACGATAGATAAGTTAGATGAAGAAGACTTCTGTTTAAAGCTAGAGTTAAGGCTCGAAGATGGTACATTAATTAACGCGATAGGGCATGATTCAACAATCAATCTAGTAAATACGCTATGCGGAACTCAACTACAAAAGAACAGAGTTGAGGTTAAGATGAATGAAGGAGATGAAGCGTTAATAATAATGATAAGTCAGAGACTGGAAGAGGGGAAAGTGCTTTCTGACAAAGAGATTAAGGATATGTATAGACAGGGTAAAATCTCATTTTATGAGGTGTGGTGATGAAAGTGGAAGAAGATTGGGAAGAAGTAGATGAAATTGAGGAAGAAGTAGATGAGATTTGCAGTAGAGTAACGTGCGAAGATTGCGTAGCTGAAATCTGCGGAGATCTTTGCGAAATCCTTTGTGAAGAAGAACAGGACTTAATGGAGGAGGTGGAATAAGAATGAGTGAAGCTGAAGTTCTCAGAGTTCTACAATCAATGAAAGATAAAGAACTAGCAGATCTGATACGATCGCATATAAGTCAGCCTACTGAGCTGAAACTTCTCATGATAATGGCAAAGCTAGGGATGACTATAGGTGAGGGGAAAGTTAACGCAATAATTCATGTTAGTACTAATTATGAGGAAAGAGGGTTAGTGTTTCAAAACATCGGAGGGATAATAATTGACGGAGTATTATATGTTTTACAACTAGTATATAATCCTAATTTGAATGAAATAAGAATAGAACTAGCTCAGCAAGATATGATAGTATTACAATATCAATATTTAGGTGAACAAAATGAGAAAAAAGATTAATTTGTATAAATGCTATTGCGGATATCAAACTTACGACTATTTGCAATTATTGAATCATTACACGAAGCATATAGAAGAGGAGTTTGAGGAGATAAAGAAGGAAATAGAAGAAGATAGAAAGAAAGGACTCATTGAGAGAAAGAGTGTAATTGATGTTAATAAGGAGGCGTTAGGACTTGCCTAGCGATATCATCAGATTAGGAGATCAGTTAAATAAGAAGCAAGCTATAAAATTGATCGATAAGATAAAAGACAAAAAATTAAAAGAATATTTAACAACTTATGTTCAATATAAATATCCGTCTGATCTATTAAAGGTATTGGATTATTTCAACATAAAGACTGATGTGGAATCGATTGATTACGTAATTACAGAAATCACAATATATAATGAAGATATATGGTTAGGGGCAATCATTCAAAATGGATTGATATACTCAATTAGACTGAGATTAAATGATGATTATAGTGTGTTAGAAATGTACAAAATTTATTTGATAGCTCCAATTTGAAGGGGGAGAGAAGAAAATGGTTAAAATTGAAAAAATATACAATATATATAAGTGCAATTGTGGATTTAAGACAAATGATTTTATACAATTCTTTGAACATTTCTTAAATCATAAGGAAATCGAGACACGATATGATCAATTAAAGAAGGAATTAGAAAAAATTAAGGAGGAGGGAAGACTTGCCCAATGACGTTATTCGTTTGGGAGAACGTCTTCAAAAAGAACTTTCAGAAATTGCATTTACAAATAATATATTACAAGAAGGAGAACCAGATCTTAAGAGTACCATAACATTTCTCATAGAGAGATATAGGCAAGCTCAGAAAGAAGCAGTAAAGAAAGAAGCGATCACATTAAAGAAGATATATAACAAAATAGAAGGAGCTAAGTGCATTCAATGTAATAAAACGATACGATTAGGAGAATTATGTTACTTCGATCCAGAAAATCATAAAGTTCTATGTGCTAAATGTTTCGTAAGAAATAACAGTCAAGAGATCATGACAGAAGAAGCGATAAAAGCAGAACTTAAGTTAGCTAGGCTGAAGGAAGAGATCAGAGCGTTAGAATCAGAGAAGAAAAAAATAATGAATGAAATGAAGACTGCACAAATATACGAAGAGATGAATGAAAAAGCTCAGCTCTTTACTCAAAAAATAGACGAAATGAAAAAATTCTTTATGGAATACGTAAAAATAGTAAACCCAAACGAAGACGAGAAAAATCTACTGAAACAAAAATTAGATGAAATGGTAGAATTAGAGAAAGAGATCGCAGAGAGTTTTAAACTACTTGCTAAAGCATTGTTGAAGAAGGGGTAAGAAATGGAAAGAGTAATACTTTTATACTCTAACTCAGAGTCTAACATGGAGGGTAAAGAAATGAAAACGCATCTCCTCTTCAAAAATGTAAGAAAAGTATCTCAAACAGAGTTTGAAATAGAATTAGACTGGACTGTAACAGTCTCGTTTAAGATAAAAAACGAAATACTAAAGATCATAGAGGAGATAGCTAAGAAGCAAGGAAAAAATAAATCTGAAGTGATAAGAGAGGCATTAAAAGAAGAAATTGATGAAATAAAGAATTTAGGAAGTGGAAGAGTAGTAAGTTTTCGAGCAAAATATAATGAAATTGAGATGATAGATAATATAGCTAAACAAAAAGGAGTAAGTAGAACTGATATAATTCATTCTAAAATAGCTAAATATCTTGAAAAGGAGGGGATAATGATTGGGTAAGAAAGTCTTCATGCCAGCAGAAGTGATAGAAGAGATTTACAGAAGAAAACGAAGTATTGGAAATAAAAGAGATGCTCTGCATTTGGCAATTTCATCTTTGTTAGATGAGGTTGAGAAGGCGAACGAAATAGAACTTATTTGGAATAAGAAGTTTTGGCTAGGAAAAGTGTATGTCAGAGATAGTAACTTAGAGAGGTTAAGGGTTTTGGCGCAAAAGTATAACTGCAGTTATGGTAGAGTTTTACTAAGCTATATTATCCAAAAGAAAAAGAAAGAAGGAATATTGGCATGGGGTGGGAAGTAATGGCAAAAGGTAAGAAGGTTTATAAAACTTTTCCTTTAGATGAAGAAACATTTCAACTATTAGTTAAAGCACAAGAGAAGGCGAAAGAAAAGTATGGAATAGACACAAAGCTTGGAACAATAAAATTAGCTTTAAAGAGGCTAATCGAAGATGAGAATTGATATAGAAGGAGAGAAGTTAGTAGCTGAGATTGAACGGATACGTTCAATAACAGGACTGTCTCAAAAGCAAGTTACTGAACTTCTTTTAAATTATGCGTTAAGAATTCCAGTGTGCAAATATTATGTAGAAAACAGATGTATTATTTTTAATGAACAAAAACCTTTGTGTCTTTTTTGCAAACTTCGTTAGCATACTATTTTTTTGAAAAATTCATGTAACTCTTCAAACTCTTTCATGCCCTTCTCTGTAAGAAATAAAACCTTTCCATCCGGCGCTTCTTCTTCCCTTAGTATTTTATCATCAATTAATGAATCTATTAAAGGATATAATACACCATCAGAAATGTCTATATCAAATCTCTTCAATATCTCGCTTCTTAGTCGTTTCTTCTCAAGTCTACTTCCGTTTATTACCAATACTTTCAGAATAATGTAGTAGTTTATCCTCATATACTTTCTGATTTTCATACTTTCAGTTAACTCTGTGTAGTTTTAAAGTCTACGCTAGACTCTATCTTATAATCCAAGTGGGAAACATGAACGATAATACTTATATACTTTCTAACACAGAGTCTAAGATAGAGGGTAAAAATATGAAAGCGAAAGAAGCAAGAGAAAAGTATCTTCCAAAACTTTATTCTATACAAAGAAATTTAGGAGAAGCGCTCACAGAGGAGCAGCGAAAAGTAGAGCAGGGCGGGAGAAAGTCAATAGATGCATATTATTATACTGTAAGGATTAGGGCTATTTTGAATGAGGTAACGGAAGTTATAGAAGCTTTAAAACAATACGATGATGATTTTGACGTTTATGAGGATGAAATCGAAATGAAACTTAGAGTGATAAGAGAAGAAATAGCAGAACTACCATTGGCGATTTTATATGAGCAAGATAACGATTAATATTAAAGATAATACAATAGAATACGGACACAAAGAATTTGTGCTAAGTAATTTACAAGAAGATATAAAAAATTTGGCAGAAATAGTTTATCAGTTAGCTAAGTTAATAGAAAAGCTTAGTCAATACGAAGAAGAAGTAGATACAGAATTATATAATTTATTACACGAGTATGCAATATATCTAGCTGGAGCCACATCTCTCTTTATTGATTCTGAAAATAAGTAATACTCATGATTTTTTTTAAACTCTTTTTTCGAGTCTAATATTGATGAGTCAAGCTTCTGAAAAGAAAGAAGAACAACAGCAAAAACAAGAAGAGAAGAAAGAAGAACAAAAGACAGAGAAAAAGGACGAAAAAGTAGAAGAGAAAAAGGAAGGAGAACAAAAGAAGGAACAGGCTGAAAAACAAAAAGAGCCAAAGAAAGAAGAGAAAAAAGAGGAGAAAGAAAAGAAAGTAGCAGAGAAAGAAGAGAAGAAAAAGGAACAAAAGAAGGAAGAGAAGAAAGAACAAAAGAAGAAAAAAGTGATAAAGCAGAGAAAGAGAGAGGAAGTTAGTTACGGTTTAATTGGATTAGGTTTGGCGATTCTTATAGCGTCTTTAATCATGCTGATTATTTCCATTTGGAAAAGGTGGAAGAAATGAGGAAAGAGGCAATTGAGGATTTAGAAGAAGGCATGGTAGTAGAGATATTTACAGGAAATATAGATTTCGTAGGGACAGTTACGAGAATCACAGATTCGTATATAGAATTGATCATACAAATACCTCTTAATGATAGAAATCAAGTAAAAGAGGTAATTGCAAGAATAGATCTCGTGAGTATTGACGCTATCATAATCCATAGTGGCGCAAAGGTGAAGGAAAATGAGTGAGATATATGACCCTCAACAGGACTTAACTAAGATCTGTCAATCTGAGTTCTTTGCGCCAGAACCAGAGAAAATTACGATCAACGGAAAAGAGATTATAATAAAAGGACGCAAAAGGATGGACATTATTAAGGATTTGTTGGACGCGGGTATAGATGAAGAATGTATAGTGAAGGGGATAGAATCATGGTGGAATAATAAGCATCCGAGAGAATATTTAAGGGCAATCAAATCAAAGCTTAAACTCAAAGAAGCAGCACAAAATGAGCAAAAAGTAGATGAGTCGTTAAAACTAAACGTAGAAGAGGAAAAGAAGGAAGAAGGAGAGACAGAAGGAGAAGAAGCACAAGTAGGAGGAGAACTTCCGGAGCTAACTGCAGAAGGGCAAAAGCCTATAGAGATCACTGAGGAAGTTGTAGCCCTAGCCTACGGGGCGCTCTTGGAGCTTGTAGTCAGAATTCTGTCGGCTAGATACAAGAAAGACGTGGAACTAAACGACATAATTCCCGACGAAAGAATTAAACAACACGGGAAATATTACTATCAACTCTTAGACGCTCTTGGTCTTTTAAACGAAAGATATGTTCAGTTATTCGTTCTAGGAATCGGAAGCGCCGGCGCTGCGGCTTCAGATATAGTGGCGATTGTAACTTACTTTAAGTCTCAAGAAGAGGAAGAAGAAAAGAAAGATCAGAAAAAACAATGGAAGGGAGAAGGGAATAAGAGCGATTTGAGTGAAAAGGATAAGGTGAAATCACAACTAACGGTAATGGAGGAAATGGAGATATGAAAGTTCCTAGCAGCATGATAGTCAATCTCATAAGTCAGATAGCGGAAAATGGCTTAGACCAGAAAGCAAAAGAATACTTAAAACAATTAAAAGAAGGAAAAGTTCAGCCACGTTATGAAGAGTGTCAAGTAACGAAAATTTTCTTAGACGGGATAACGAAAGCTACTAATAAATTCAAAGAAGCAGCTCCTTTAAGCGGGTCTCTTCAATTCTTCTACATTTTAGTTTTGGCGTGTGAGACAAATGAAGAATTCAGAAGAGAGTTAATAGAAATGTATAATCAACTTGAGGATTTCTTCCTAGCCGGGATAGAAAATGAATCCTGACGATATTGTGGTTATTATTGGTAGAAAGCGAAGCGGTAAGAGCTACCTTATTAAGCATTACTTTATTCCAGTCCTTAAGGCTCACAAAATCTCTTACATAATAGATGACCATAATCTTCTAAGAAGTGGTTCAGAATACTCAAAATTCGGGTATAATGTTGTTACACTTTCAGACATAGTTTCCAAACAATATGTTGTCGTGTATGATAGAGAAAAAAATGATGTATTTTTTGAAAAATTATGGAATGGAGCTAAATTACACGCCAAGAAATGGGGAACTAGTGTCCTCATTATAGATGAAGCTTACTATCACTTTAAGTATAGGCAGAAAGTAACGCCGGCAATCGATGAGGCACTACATGCGAATCGACACGCAGGGATAGGGCTTATATTAAGTACACAGAGAGTCTATGATCTAATGCCGATTGTCTACAAACAAGCAGATCTCATTATAATGTTTATACCAGAGAGCCTAATGAACTAAAGTGGATCTCAAAGTACATTAGCACGGAAGCAGCAGAGAAAGTGAAAACTCTTAAGCAGTATTACTTTTTGATTTATGACGTGAATAGTCAAATGATAAAAATACATAAGCCGATTTGAGAAAAATTTTTAAAGATAGAGAGAGAATTATCCATGGTTGTATCCCCTCTCCTTTTTTTTGACTTCTGATTGAACCGCTTAGGCTGAGTTCATAAATTTTCTGAAACTTCTCATATTGAAAACTTTGTTTTCATAGCAGAATCCACGTTTTTTGTCCTCAAATGTAAAAAAACATAGAAATTTTAGAAAATTTGTTTTCTTCATATGGATAAGGTTTATAGCGAAAAAACTAACATAGAGTTTTTTTGAGGAGAAAGAAATGAAAGAAGACGCTATGCATTATGTAATATTGTTAGTAGTTGTAGCTATCGGTGTATGGGCAGGACTAACTCTATATAAATTCGTAAAACTATGAAAAGGTGGTGAAAAAATGGGAGAAATCTATACAGAGACATTACAACAGACTTATGCGTGGACTGCAGGGACAAATATACCTATTAAAATACCCCGCAATAATTTTATCAGAAAGATTAGGGTTCAGCTAATAGGATCTATTTCTAATAGCGGTACTGCCGCTGTAACTCTTCCATCAGCGCCTTTCCCATACAATTTAGTGCAGACGTTTAACTTGAGCTATGAAGGCTCAAAGACTCTTTATTCAGTCTCGGGTACAGGTCTTGGCATTTTAATGTACTATACTACAAAGGGACAGAATCCAGCATACCCCGCGCCCGGAACATCTGTACCTGCATCTGGTTCAGTGAATCTTAACGTAATGTGGGAATTCGATCTAGCTAGATTCCCTGCTACAATGGTTCAAAATATTATACTCAGCATTTTGACAGGACAGGCGCCTAGCGGTGTCTCCATAAACGCTAGTTTCTACATAACAATTACATATGAAAGAGTAACAGCACAGGAAATATTAAGTGAGGGAGGGTTAGGCGCAGACGGTGAAATGCCTCTCGCTACGGTCTTACCGAAGGTTATCGAGATTCCTACATTTAACGTACCGGCTAGCTCAGCGCCAATACATGTAGCATACTTGCAGCCCGGACAGATATATAAGAGGCAGTTAGTTTATGTGATAAACAGTACCTCAGGAATCAATAACACAGATCCAACCGAATATGAGCTAAAAATTGTTAGAGGTGTACCAACTGACAAAATCAAGGTAAGTTGGGCTGCTCTTCAGGCAGAGAACCAAGCTGAGTATCAAGTAGCACCATATAGTGGAGCTTCCGCCATCATTGACTTTAGGAAATATTTTAATGGCGATTTAGATCTTACACACGCTCCGTCAGATAGCATAGAATACGATCTAGCTTTACAGAATCAAGACAATGTATACTCTCTATATGTTTCCTACGTGCTTCCATACTACGATCAACTCGCAGCGTTACCTGCTCAAGTAGCAGCAATAGTACAACAATATGTTGCACGTCAAAAAAGAAGGATAAAGAGATAGATGAGGTAAGATGTCTTTTTTTGGAGGATTGTTTAATGACGTAGAGAACGCAGTCAGTAATTTTACTAAACAAGCTAAAAAATCAATTTCTGACGTAGAAAAAGTAATCCAGAAAGATATAACTCATCCACCGAAATTTTACCTACCACCTGTCCATCTACCAAATATACATCAAATCGAAGCAGGAATAGGTCACGTAGAAAAAGTAATCCAGAAAGATATAACTCATCCACCGAAATTTTACCTACCACCTGTCCATCTACCAAATATACATCAAATCGAAGCAGGAATAGGTCACGTAGAAAAAGTAATCCAGAAAGATATAACTCATCCACCGAAATTTTACCTACCACCTGTCCATCTACCAAATATACACCCGATCGAAATGGCTATAAGTCACGCTGGAGGTGAAGCTTTAAACGATGTGCAAAAGGCTCTCGCACAAGCATATCACTTAACTAGAGAAGGATTCACTAATTTATTCGCTGGTGCAGCAGCGCTAGGAAGAGAAACGGGAGAGTTAATAAGGTATCATCACTTCATCCCTTTTAACGAGGCAGTAGAACAAGTAGAGAATCAAAGCGTAGCAAATACGCCAATTTTCAGCGGTCTAACTAGATTCGGCATAAAAACAGGGTCTCAACTATTTAATGCCGAATCGCAATTAGCTGCGAACATCATACCCGTGACGGGGACTTTTGGACACTTGGCAGCGCATCCGGGAGAATCATTGGGGAGTAAGATTAGTGATATAGCATTTGGTATAGCTGACCTGCTTCCGGGGTTAGATATAGCGTCTTCTCTTCTACGCCCCGCAGACGTAGGAGCTGAAGCCGCGTTAGCCGGAGCTAGAGCTTTAGAAACAGGAGGAGAAACAGCTACAGATCTATTAAATCCTCTTGCGAAAGATTTAGGAAGTGAAACTACTGATTTGACTAATCCGGTAGAGAGGGATATTTTAGATGAATTAGACTTAGAGAAGAATGCAGAGAAAGATTTAGGAGAAGAAGGAAATGTAGAGAAAGATCTAGAAGACCTCACATCAAACGATTTAGAAAAAGGAGCTAGACTAAGGAATACGTTATTGAAAATAAGCAAATATGGAACATTGGGATTAGTAGGCGTAGGAATAGGAATTCCATTAGGACTTTCATTATTCGGAGGCGGAAAAGGAGGAAATAATCAAACACAGACACAAACTACGCAAAACTATCCTATTCCTTCTTCTCCAAGTTTTCCATCATCTCCAAGCAGTCCTAGCATACAACTACCGCCAAAGATAACAATACCCAATCCAAGCTCTCCAACTAACTTACCCTCTAGCCCCTACAACTTACCCCCCTCTCCCGGCGTAACAGGACTATATAATCCTTTTACTAATGGAGAACAGGCACAAGAAGCCGGGACAGCATTACAAAATATTCAAGGTACTGCAGCTTCTCCAAGCTCTCAAACCAACTTACCCGGAATTCCATCATCTCCAAGCGCTCCCGGTGCTGTCCCCGGAACCCCCTCTAGTCCTAGCAGCGCTATAGCGGGCGTAGTACCAAGCAGTCCAAGTAGCCCAAGCGGCCAAAGCGGAAGCTCTGGAGGATTTCTATCAAATTTATTTCATAATAAATTCTTTTTAATAGGAATAATTGTAATAATATTAATAATAATAGGAATAATAGTCATGAGGTGA